AAACCGTTAATTCCCCAGCCTGCATTATTAAGCAATACCGTTCCATCAACACGTATTGCATAAATCTCACCAGCGTTACCACTTGAGCCGGTAACAGTCAGAGTCGTAAGAGTAAATGGCGTTGACGGGGATACAGAACTTACATCTTTCCACGCCAGAGAAGAACTACTGCTATACCCAGATCCCCCATTAACAGTGATAGTGCCATCTCTTGTGTACACTTCAATCTTGCTGCTTACAGCTATCCCGCCAGTCGGAGAGAAAGTAAGCACGGAAGCTGCGTTGTTTGCTGCTGCTCTTCCTTCTGAGTTGTTTGCAGTAAAAATGCCATCAAAAGCATTAATTGCTGGGTAACTAGATTGAAAACCTGTGTTGGCAGTTAAATCGTTACTCCAGATCTTGCCAAGTGCATTTGGAGATCCTGATGGCACATATTCCTTAGCTTGCCAGACCCCGTTATCGTCAGTTTCGCCAAAGTCAGTCGGCGCAAGCGCCTGCCCGTCAATGAAGTTGACCTCGGCTAAATAGCCGTTTAAATAAGTATTGGTACTAGAATTTCCTACTTCATGTTGAACTGTATTGTTGACCTGAGCGGTAGCCCCTGAAGATGGACTGGTTGAAGTTACAAAGTCTGTAATTCTAGACCCATTTACATATATTTTTATTCTGTCGGATGCTGTTGAGTCGTCCGTGTTCACAGCCAGAACTATGTGATACCAGGCACTAGGATCTCTAAAAAGTGCTGAAGTTACATAGTGGAAGACAAAGCCTCCAGAGTATTCATAAGTCTCAATAGCTCCAGTGGCTGAAATGCGAAAAGTAAACCCATTACTTCCAGCCGCAAAAAATGATTGAGTACCTGTTAAGGGGGCAGAATTTTTAAACCAACCGCTCCAAGTCCACGTCTTGCGATTACCCGCAGCACTTGGGGTTCTATTTAAGTACGCAGAATCACCGCTATTAAATCTCAGCGACTTCGACACAGAAAAAGCATCCGCCGCTCCAGCAGTCGTTGCTAGAAACAGCGGACTAGCAGCACCAGGAATACTCATGAAACGTTCAGCAGCGAAGTAACCGTGATGCGCGTTGCGCTCTCGCAATAATAAGCCAATACATCAACAGCAGCAGCCGTTGTCGTCAACGTTGGTGCCGTACCAGCAGCAAACTTATACTTCGTCCCGCCGTAAGCAAGCGTGCGACTACCTGTCCCATCCTGCGTAACCACAATCACCCCAGACTGACCAGCAGTCACATTGCTTGGATCGCCAAGTGTTCTGTTGCCACCAAGCGTGACGCTGAAGTTATTGCCAAGACTCATGTCAACAGCAATCGTTGCCCCATCGGTCAAGGCAACAGGCGTTCCACGCTGTGCTTTCGTAAAGCTCTGAGTAACGGCAAGACCAGCAAGCGTTGTAGTAGAAGCAGGGATCGTGACCGTAACGTCAGCACCTGGATCAGCAACACTCAACGTCAGTTCATGCGCGTCAGGCGTTGCACCCTCAAAAATCAAGCTGCCATTGAACGTAGCGTTACCCGCAAAGGTTGATGTGCTGTCGAACGTTGCAACACCCGTAACGTCTAACGTTCCAGGGACATCAACGTTGCTTGTAAATTCAACGTCTGTGCCGTTAGTCGCTGTTTGCAGCAGTTGACGCGCACTGCCATTTGCAAGCTTGCTAACTGCAATCTCAGCTGTAGCACTAACGTCAGCATTAACGATCGTGGCATCAGCGATCATTGCGCTGGTGACTGTTCCCGTATCACCTGTCGTTACGACGTTGCCGCTGACATTCGGGAATGTGATCGTCCGATCAGCAGTTGGGTTAGTGCAAGTGATCGTCAGTTCGTGGTCATCTGCTCCAGAGCCTTCAAACGCCAATACAGCGTTCTGGCCCAGCAACACCGTGCCAGTAAATGTTGGGCTAGCAGCGCCTAACTTCTCAGTATCAAGTTCTTGCAGTGCAGCCTGCACGTTTGTGCTGCTGATGCCTCCAGTTGCAACAACCGAAATATTTGATGCAGTCTGACCAGCGATAGCGTTCGAGACATCAATCAGCTGGAACGTTGATCCACTGCCAAGTGAAATCAACATGTCTGGTGGTGCCAAACTCACAGCAGGCGCATTACCTGAACCCGTTCCAGAGTCACTAACAACCACGTAATAGTTGAGGTTGCCTGTTGCAGGTGCTGGCAACGCACCACCAGCCGTAAAGCCAGCAGCAGAACCAGCCGTCGTGACTGATGCAACTAAATTTGTATTGGCGTTATACGTTCCAGCGTTGACAAGGTTGCCGCTAATAACCGTGATCGGCAGGAACGATTCTCCAGTAAAGACGTAGAGATCTTCGTTTTTCTCATCAAAGAAGAACTGACCTTTGTAGTCACCAGCCGGGAACGTAACGACGTTATCGGTCGCACCAGCACCACCAAACTTAGTAACAGACTGATCAGCAAGTTTTGCTGCCGTAACTGCATCAGATGCAATCAACGCACTGCCGATAGTTCCACTTGTCAGCTTTGCGGCTGATAGATCTGGAATATCGCTAGCCGCCAAAGTAGCGCCATTGCTGACGTGACCCTGACCATCAACTGTGACCTTGGTGTAAGTACCAGCAGCAACAGTATTGCTGTGGTTCAGATTGCCGCTGCCATCAACAGCAAGTCCCGTTCCAGGAATAACAGCACCCTTGGCACTGCCAGTAGCCGCTGGAATGTCTGCTGATGTAATTGCACGTCCGCCAGTAATTAAACCTTTGGCGCTATACGTCACCACATGATGTGTGGAGCTTGCCGTTACATCGTTGGCAACTTCAATCGTGTTGGAGTCCATGCGGAGTCCTTCACCATTGACAATCACACCGCCTTTGGCGCTTGTCGTGGCAACAGGGATGTCACTGCCATCAATCGTTCTATAAGCAACCGTTCCACCAGCACTGGTTGGACCTGCTAAGAACTGGTTAGCTGAAGCCGTGTTATCAATCGTTGCTGCAACCGCAACGCTGCTACCGCTAGTCGTTGCTGTGATGTTGATGGTGCCAGTTGTGTCACCAGTCACCGCATTAATAGAACCAGCCGCTTTCAGGCTGATCCACGCAGATCCGTTCCAGCAATACAGATTATTGTCATCCGTATCTAGGGCAAGCTGACCTGTAAACGCACCAGAGCTAGGAAGCGTTGTAACTAGGTCAACAGTGGATTCGTTCGCAAGTTTTGCGGCTGTGATCCCGTCATCAGCAACCTTGGCTGTACTTATCGCAGCATCAGCGATGTCTGCTGTGGCAATACCACCAGCAGCAAACAAAATCTTTGCACCTGGAATTGTGTCGTTTGCAATCAGCGTGACGCCATTTGCAACCAGATCACCGACCGTTAGCTTCTTGGTTTCACTTGCGCTGCTATCAACAACAGCAACCAAGTCAGCAGTTGCCAGGTTATTCCCGGCCAGAGCTGCTAGTTCACTGATTTTTAAATCAGCCATCGATGGTCAGCTCCCTGCTTAAAGGTCGGTCTCTAGCAGCAGTTTAGCTGCAGCGTCTTGATCCAAGCGTATTTCACCCGAGTCCTCTTGCAAGAGGTCATCAGGTACAACAAGGTTCATTCGCAGTTGAATTGTGCCAGTCGTGATGAAATCTGCAGTGATTTGCACCAAGCTATTTGGTTGAAACTGGACAGCACAAGCAGTAATGGCTGCATCAAATTCATACCAAATAGAATCGTTTGCCCTTTCTGTTACGCCACTAGGGTTGTAACCACTTGTTTTCAAGTAGAACCTTCCGTGGAACTGACTGCCCACCTTTGTGCGCAATGCCAGCTCTAGCAGGTATTGAGGTATTTCCTGCGCTGTGTTTCCGGTGTATTCCCATTCACATGACATCCGGCCCGACCCAGACATCAAAGTGCTGATTCGACTGCGGAACTCATCCGAAAGGGTCGTCGTGTCGACAGTCTCACGCTCAGTGTTTAATTCATAATTCTGCACATTTGCCAAGACTCTTGGCAAGCTGTTCTGGACGTTGACCTTGATTGGGATATCGTTCCCCGGCGTTGCAAGAGTTACCGCATTTGAAGTGCCGCCATTAACAGCATGAGCAAAGCTGTTGTAAAGCCTGATTCCGTCTAGCTCGTCAACGTAAATAAACCTTTTTACGCTTGATTGCGTATAGCCATTAATGAAGTCAAGAGCACTGTCATCAGTGCTTGTAATTTCAATCTGATCACCAGTGATCAACTGCCCGTGGTCAAAATCAAAGCTGAAACGCTTTGCCGTAGCGTTGACATCCCCAGTATTGATTACTGAAGTCAACTCACTGCCATCAAACTGACGCTGCAGCTCAACCTGTCCAAAAGTTCCTAAATAGATCGTCATGAAATCGTGGCGGCTAGCAGCTCTCCCGTACCGATAAACGAAATCTCAGCACGAACTAGATCAGCAGTAGCAGCACCCATCGTGGCGCTTGAAACATAAGCCTTGATTTTGATGTCGTTATTGTCAGCACCGTCCACCCAGCGGAATGTTAGATCGACGGTGTCGCTGCTAGTGACACCAGCCGAGCCAGTCTTGACCAGTGCGCTCAGCAGGCTTGTGGTGTTGATTGAGCCGCTGTCTTCTTTGTAATAAAGCAAGCTGCAGCTGCCCGTATAGCCAACAATCCCTGGAACGTAACTGCGAATATTCTCACTAAGAGTTGTGGTTTCTAACGTCTCAAGGTTTGCTTGCACCGAGAAACTCGACACTTTGGCAACGGTCGTACCAGCGACTTGCAAGACGCCATCTCTGCCGGTATAGACCTTTGCCATCAGTCGGGGTCGGTTACGTCAATGACGCCAATTAAATTTACTGTAACAGTGCTAACCCCAGGCCGCACCTGCGTTAATTGTGGTGCGCTTTCGTAACGGTACGCATTTCCATGGCTATTCGCTCCAATCGCATCAGCGTTGCCTTCCCAGCCACCTTTGCCCGCATCTCGCCCAACAGTAAATGTCGTGAAGGTACCCTTCATCTCGTCGTAGTGGTCAAGAAATAACTCGGCGTTTGCGTCAGTGATGTTGGCGTAACTCAGTGACAGCTTCATATTGGTGCGGTTGCTGCCATACAGAATCCGCGTCTCAGCGCCGTTTTGCGACTTAAACGTTCTGATCGGGTAGTCCCCTGCATCAAAAGAACGGCTGGTTGGAACAAGCTCAGGAAATGCCATTAGCTGGGTTGAATGACAAAGGATCCATTCTCTATTAAGTGGGCAAGCTTACTGCTGCCATCATCGTTGCAAGGATGCTCTGATGCAACGATGTCCACAGTGCCTTCCTGCGAAAACGTCAGTTGCTCCACAACATAAACGTTTTGAGACACTTCAGGATTGGTCAAGGTAAAGACAGAATTGTGGAACGTTGAGTCAGCAACCACCCCATCACTGACATTTATCGTTCCAGTCTCAACATCCTCTGAATTGATTTGGAAGTAAGAAACGTTGTATTGGCCGTCGCTTAAAGGCGTAACACTAGTGACTTGGCCAGTTGAGCTGATCGACCCGTTGTTAGCAGAACTGTACGGGCTTGACTCTGTAACAACCTTGATAAACGAACCAGCTTTTAAATTTAATCCATGGACTGTTGTTGAGAAATTAATTGTATGTGTAACTAGCTGTCTTATGCCAAGGAAATACTTAGCAGCTTTTATTGCGTGACTCTTGGATGTGCAAAACTGCGTAAAATCAAATTGCTCTTGAGGCAGTAAGTCAATATTTGGATCAAACTCAGCCAAATCAGGAATTTTCACCTCCACGACTCTTTCTTCCGGTAGTTTGTTTTTAGCCTCTTGCCTATAGCGCACGACCGCCTTAAACGGCCTACGCTCTTCTGAACTTAAGTACTCAAGCTTGAAAGATTCTTCAAGGATATTACCAGCCGTAAAAAACTGATCAATCTCGACGGCCCCTAAATTAATAGCCCCACTTTCATGAACGTATGGAACAGCAGGCACCAGCGAGAACTTACCGTCTGAAAGAACAAAGTTGCATAAAAAGTTTGGAGCTAGATCCATGATAAATTGACGCAGATTTGTCATCTCTCCAATAACACCATTAAAGAAAAGCTCTTGCTTTGCTAAAAATTTTGACGTCTCAATAAGCAAGGTCTTATTAACTATAGATGGGTTGTCAGGTGTCATGTGTAAAACTGCACCTGCTCCACCCATCTGGTCAGTCAACAAGTAAAAAACTAAATCAGTAAGCAGATTGCTAGGGCCTTGGGTTTGAGCGCCAGACCCATAAACACTTAAGTCAGGGTGCAACCTTTCAACTTGTATCCCGCTGCCCAACCATGTTCTTATCTGATCAAGTTGAGTAAAATTTCGACTTGCTCTCAACGAAAGCCCTGCCAAAGTTAAGTTATTAAAGGCTGGTTTTTGCTCGTTAGGCATGATCTCATTTACATACACAACTTGATGCTCCGGCTCGGAGGCATTCGATTTCTGCACTAAATTTCTATAAAAACTAATGTCTGCATATTGGCTTTGCTCTTCAAAAATTACGTCGCCAGTAACCGTAGAGCTTAAATCAACAGTTTGCCTTTCAGCTATTCTTCCCCTAAAGCCGGTTGCGGCGTAAACAGTACGATATGGATTAGCTGTTGAGATACTTTCTAACGCTTCAAATGTGTCTCCTACGTTCCAGTTGGCGTTGGTGCTGACTCCAGTTACAACAGTGATAGTTGGCTCATTCCAGCCTTGGGTTTGACCTGACCAATGGTCATCCTGTTGTTTTACTGTTGAAACAAATTTAAGACGAATGCTTTTTGAGCCAGGTGCTGTATAAGTTTTTTCAGCACTTGCGCTTTCGCCAATGCTAAAATTTTGTGCGCTACCAAAAAGCTGATAATAGAATCCTTGGTTTCGACCAAATACGGTTGGAATCGTCGTGATACCCGTAACTCGAAATTTTTGGCCTGACCATTGCAACGTTCCAGCAGGGTTGTTGCTTCTAAATGGATTCAAGTCGTCGTAAGCAGTGCTTCCATTTGGGAATACAGCTGTTGAGCCGTTTCCGCGCTTAACTTCAAACTCTTGCCCAGCGCTAAAATCCGTAGAGCTAAATACAACCCTGGTTGCTATTGGAGCCCAAACCGTAGTCTTACGATTGTCACGAGCATAATGACCAGAAGGCAATTCATTTTTCTGCAACGTCCATTCAATAATTACAAAACGATTTACATTGTTTGGGTCTACATATTCTCTTGTTGTTACATTAATTGTTGAGCCAATGATATATTGAGGAGAGTCTGAGTTGCCTGCAATTTCGTAAGTCATTGCACCGTTCCTGCCGCTTGTCGCCCCACTAAGGTTTGATATATTTGCAACATGCTCAATAGCACTAACCTGTTTTTCAGGGTCATCCCCATCCTTTGGCAACGTTATGTCTCTTGTGATAACACTTGGAGTCGTTTGTGATCCTGAACTTGAAGTAAACCTTGGTTTTCTAATAAATTCTTTGTTTAAACGCAAAGACTCTTTTACTGTTGTGAAACCAGTTGTTGCAACTTTAAATATTCCAATTCCTGGAACGCTAAACTCTCTCACTACCTCCTTTGAGCCTTGAGATGGACGAGCTGACGAAGCCGACAATTGAATAAACTCTTGATCATCTGATACAGCACGTAATTCAGCACCAGGCAAAGGCACAAGCTTATACTCAAGCTCTTCTTGTGCTGGATGTCTTATCTGAATAAAATTGTATTGCGAGACCTGCCTGCCCCCAACAATCGCGAAGAAAGGCTCCATGCGCTGAAACTTAAAGCTGTCCCCATTAGCATCAACACCTGCCTTCCTTACATATAAATTGAAAGACGATGACCTAGTTATCGATGAGGTATTAGTCCCCGTGCTTACCCTTACGTTGTCTTCGTCATATTCATTTATTTCGTCCGACGACGGCAAACCGGGAAACGAACAAAGACCTTGTAAGTTTTGAAAAACCGAGCTTTTAATCCCTAGTTCAGTAACGATGGCAGGTCTGTTATTACGTACCGTGCCTGTCGCAATTTTAGTCAAAGGGAAAAAGCCTGCTCCGATGCCCGCCAAGTCGTCAATGTAAGTCTTTGGAGCTATAACTTTGCTTTCGCTAACAATACCTATTTTTTTCTGCAAAGATTCACTTGTGTCAATGCATACAAGATTAATAACTTGGTCTCCGTTTAAATCCTTATCCTTTGAGTCAGGATTGAAACGCGCCAAGCTGCGCTTTCTTACTTTCCATACCGTGCCTGCAATAGCAAAGATTTCACCGATCTGCATTGCGTCGTCTGCCGCAAGTTGCTCAGACAAAACTGTTGAATTAATGTCATCAACTTTTTCGCCTCGCTGATCTCCCCTACTTTCGTAAACATCCGAAGGGATGTTGGTTGCAGAAATTATAAAATTTATTTCGTCTTCTTTTTCTACATTCAACACTGCTGATTTTTGCCCACTAAAGTTTCCGTCGACTGTTACAAGTGATCCGCCAGGGCTTCTGAGGCTAAAGATTCCCATCCTTGGGCTGTATTGACGGCCTTCACCTACGTGCTTCTGCTTTCGTACAATTTTTGTATATTCTGCGTTACTACTTGGCGTAGTGCCGGGTGGAAGGCCATCACCACCATCGCGCCCTAAATTTAAATCACCAATAATTTTTAAACGCTTGATTATATCAACTCTTTGTTTTTTGTCGTTTATGTTGTCTCTAGGCACGGTAATAACTTGATAATTCAGGCGATACCCCGTTCCATTTGGTATCGGCCCATAAACACCAAACTCCGTGCTGTTCACGGGTGTATACGCATGGCAAAAGGCAGTATCACGATCCTGGACGTTTGTCGGACAGACAAACACTTCAGCGTTTGCATCGTTTTCATTTGAAGGGTCGCCACTAGCAAGATCGCCTCGCGTGCCTTCGATAAAGTCGCCAGCTACGACACGGTTATTGCCTCCTTCAGTCAGCCCTTTCTTCCAGTAAAAAGCAAAAAAATCTTCGTAAATAGCATCTAGAGCATTGTTGCCAACAAAAATGCCTTCTAATTTTGGTTGAGCGATACCATTGTTATTAACACCTTGCTCACCAACCACAAAGAGAAGCCTTGCCTGCTGTTGTGTGCCATGGCTAAGCATCCGCGACCAGACAAGCTTTGGTACGGTCAACATCCCGCCAACTTTTCTAACCTCGTCGTACAGACCAAAAATGATAGGTATTGGTGAGGAATAATCGGCAAGCTCGCTAATGGTTTCAAACCCCCTGGATGGGGTAAAGCGGCTAGCTCCTGTAATACTTTCTAAGTCAACTCGACCCGACTTAGGTGCCGAAGGCATCTTGGGCTTTGGTGTCAGCAGGTATGCAATGCCTGTAAGAGTTACACCAATTGCGATGTTAGTAGCAATTACCGCTGCCGTACCCTTAGCTGCTCCTCCAACTAACAATGCTCCCGAACCACTAGCTGCAAGACCTGCAGCAGGAGCAAATATAATTGTGTTTTGAATATCAGGAATATGATCGTATTCAGCCGGTCTTACGTAGCCACGCCGCCTTACCTCAGACGCAAAAAGTTGATACTCTTCTTCCGTAATTCCAATCGTTTCAATTAACTGCTTTTCGTACGGAAGCAGTGGTACGTCGTAAACAGTTGGACCGAAGACCACTGCACCTTTTCGGTTTTTGGCTGAATATAAAGAATGCCCTTTTCCCATGTCACCGCGAAAGTCCAAGAGTTCTCCGCTAGCAGCAGAATATCCCCATCATACTCAGGCTTCTTGACCCGAAAACCCCACTTCAATAAATCACGAGATACTTCCCACTTGCCAGCTTCGTACCAGGACTGCTTAAACGGTGGCGGGTCAATGCCGATGTGGTCTAAAGCCTTGTAGCAAAGGTGGATGCAATCGATATGACCATCGCTGCCGTCAGCACCTAACCGATACGGCATCCCGATGAGATCACTGCAGCCTGACATTGTTACTCACTGGCAAGTTGCCCACAATCCGTTGCGTCAACGTGCGCCTTGGCACGTCCGTTCCAACAGCATCAAGCACTGAACTCAGTTCTA